GCTGGAATCGTACATCTTCATTTTGTTCTGGATAATGCGATCACGACCTCCAAATGTTTCATAGATAAGCCGTTCCTCGTCGGACATCATCGCCTCACTCTGAAGAATGCTCGCCATAGAATCTCTTTCCACAGCTTTGTACTGCGCACTGTTCTTATTTATACCAGTGTTTCCGCCATTAGAATTTATTCCAAATCCAGATCCTATTGATATTGACATAAGCATTTACCTCCTTGTAAACACATTTGCTGTTTTCCGTACAGCAAAAGATGGAGAATATACTCCTCCAATCTCTATATCGACATCCAACATCAAAATATTAACAGGTAAATAAATATTTTTTAGAACCGATCAAAGTCATCCTGAGAAGCCAGCTGATCATGTGGCTCATCATCCCTCTGAAGTTCCGTGTACATATCCATCACGGTTCCGATCGTCAGAAGATCCAGTTCACTAATATGGATTCCCAACTGCACACACCTAAGCAAAAGCAGAGGCGTTGTCATTTCCCGGTCAGTCGCTCGCAGTTTTTTTTACTCCCCACCTGCGTCTGCACAGTCAGGCCCCAGAGCTCGATGATCTCAGGAAGCACCTGGTAAATGGAAAAGGTCCCGAACTGGTCAAGCCATTCATCCGGAGTATCGGGAACTCCCTGCGGATCCGCATGCTTCGCCATGATATAGCTGATATCCTCGAACAGTTCCAAAGAGAAAGTATCCAAAGCAGATGCCTCCGGATCTTCCTGATCGATACTCTTCTGAAGGTCATGCAGATCCTTATAAATATCACGATGGAATCTGTTTCTGTATATTCTCGGAATGGCTGCCGATGCCTTAAAAGTCACATCCTTGCCATCAATATTCACTGTCTTTGTAAGTGCCATTTCACTTTCCTCCAATCACAAGAATGGGCAGAGCGTACAGCCCTGCCCTCAACACTTATCAACCCTGTCCGTTCTTTGTCACCGTCACGGTATAAGCCGTACTGGTGCATCCGGTCTTGCTCGCGATCACTGTCACAGTATTGGTTCCGCTCTCCCATGTCGCATCGCTGCCACTGGTATGAGCCGCCCCGTTTACAAGTATCGTGACCGCCGTTCCGCTTGCCGCAGTAGCCGATACAGCATCCTCATCATTCACGGTCTCAGCCGTATAGGAAGTGGTTCCGGCATCAAAAGCAGGCGTAAGCAGCAGGCTTCCAATCGTGATCCCGGTAAGAACCGCAGATACCTGTGCATGCTCTGTCTGATAGACATTGGAATACCATCCGTTGTAGACCGCATCGGAAGTATTCGCACCGGTTTTAACCTTCACAAGTCCGTTCGGAAGCGGAGTCGCCGTGATCTCCAGCTTCTCGGTCTGTACTTCCTTACTATCCTCATTGGTCTTGCCCTCAATCGTAGGCCTTGCAGCTGTACAGTAATACATGCAGTGTCTGATCTTTTTCTTATCCCCGGAGAACTCAAAGAGCAGAGCGAAATGCTCAGGCTCCACCGTGGAATCCTCCACCAGAACGCCGTTCGCATCCTCGGTCTCTTTCAGGATATCCTTCCTGAAGCTTTCCGGAATCAATGCAATTTCCAGATCACCGGAATAACCGTTGTTCGCTACCGTGGTGTAATAAACCATATCGTCCGCATAGAACGGCTCCGTATCACCCTCAGGATCAAGCGACAGGTTCACCGCACCCGGAATCGCAACAGGCGTACCAAATGTCACGGCATTGGTATCCGGATCAAGTGTCGCCTTCGCATAATGGCAGTTCTTAAGGCCGAACTTCACCTTGTTGTTTGTACTCGGCATAATTAACCTCTCTTTCCGCTATACCGTCATCTGGTACAGCACTTCGTATAGTTTTTCTGATTCGATCCATACCTCCGATTTGTTCCAGAACAATTCATGCGCATTCAGCACCGCCTCAACCCTGTCTTCCAGTTCCGGATCCTTTTCATCGGTATATAGTTCAATGCTCAGGTTGGAAAACTCCATATAGACCACATCATCCGCGGCAAAGTTCTCTGAACCCGGAAACAAAAAGCAGATGAACGGCGGATCAGGCGATTCACCTTCCGCGAAATGGTCATACGCAAAAGGGATCTTCAATTCCGCCAGCATCTGCATCACTTCTTCATGCGTCATCGTTACCCGCCTTTCTGTAAATCCCTTTCGATATCCCTTGTCAGCTGCTCGATGCCCGCCTGCTCTGCAGGAGCGATATGCGGAAAAGCCCTTGTCCTTCCGCCACCCCTCTTCGCATGACCGAACTCCAAAAGATGCGTCAGCTGATACCTCTTGGAATGCACCACAATCTGGATGGAATCGGATGTTTCCCTGGTCTTCTTGATCGCCCAGCTTTTTGAATACTTCCCGGTCTTCTTCGGAGCCGTGGACTCGATCTGCTGCTTCACGGTCTTACCGGCCTTTTGGACATCCGCCTTCAGGTCATCCACCGCAAGCTTTGCATATTCCTCCATGCCCTTCATAACGGTATCCGCCAGCTGATCTATCTTTATCGTCTGACTCATCGCCGCTCCTTCCTGCAGGTAAACTTCAGCGACCGCTTCCTGAAATTCATATGGTCAATGTTCTCGATGTTATAAAGCTCACCCATAAACATCACCCTGAATCCTGTGGAAGTGATCGCAGCCGCCTTCGCACAATACCGGACCGTAACGGTCATGGAAGCTTCCTCAACCGTAGTATCGGCAACCTGCTCTTCCTTGGAACTGGCCAGCCCTTCACCGCCAATCGTGGCGAAGCAGGTATAATAATCCGTCCAGTCGTTCTTATGATTGCCGTACTTATCCGTCACGCTCTCATTCTTCTGGAAGGTCACCTTGGATCTCAAAGCTGCCACATCCATCAGAATCCCTCCTTCCGGCTGCCAAATAACAGCGCCCGAAGTGTCAGATCCATTGAGTGATGATCGGCTTCTTCCCTGTGCTCATACAGATAAGCCACCGTAAACATCACGGCAATCTTCCCATTAGCACAGGCGTCCAGATCCGCCTCATCGTCCGTCCGCAGGATATCCATGCACTGCTTTTTCGCCGCCGTTATGAAATTTGCGATCAGGGAATCGTCATCCTCGAAATCAACCCGGAGATAACTTTTCATTTCTTCCACAGTCACAGTCATCTGCATCACTCCTTAAACTGGGACGGCAGATTGCTCTACCGCCCCGCATTTCTTACTCTTCGGAATCATCCTCAGGCTCCACGATCACAAGCTTGTAGGTTGTCTCCGCATACCCATCAGCCCACAATGTGAAGTTATCAACCGACTTCTCGGTGTTATTACCAGCAAGCACCAGATCAGCCGCAACCCAACGGACAAAATATCCGGCATCCAGATCACACTGAGCCGCTTCCGTAACATCTTCAGCGCTCAAAGCAGCTCCGTTGTAATAAATACCGGTGATCGGAGAAATCCCGACCCCAAGACCTACTCCAAGCCACTTGTGTTTCCCCCAGCCATTACCAGCCTCGAAGTCCTTAAGAATCTTCACCTTATCGGACAGAGTGATCGTAATGATATGTTCATCGTTATCCACGGCAACACTGGAAATCTTCTCCGTGTTATACTGACGATCCGCGTGACCGGCAACGCTGTCCGTTACCGTCGCATACTGCATCGTAAACGCGTCGCCTATCATAAGACCCGCATTCTTAAGGTTGGTGATCAGGGCATTCAGACTGGTCCTGACTTTTGCCACGGTATCGCTTGTCACGTCAGCCGTACTCATATTCGGCATCAGGCCGTTGTCATAGACGATCTTTCCGCCGATATGAGTGACATCACCGCCCTGCTCTGTATAATTCTTTGCGTTATAATCGCTCATTTTCCACCTCCAAAATCCGGGCTGCCATATCATCTGATACAGCAGCCCTGTTATCCGTTATCTTTACGCCTTCATCTTCAGGAGCTTGATGCCCTCAGGAAGAATGACCTTGCCGTCAACACGCTCAGTAGCAACAAAGCCGACCTGGCCGTTGGTGCTGTAAAGCTCGTTGAGTCTCTGCACAGTTCTTCCCGCACGGTCAGCGATCCAGTAATTCTTGAAATCTCCGAACGCCAAAGAGAAAGCGCCTGCTTCCATCTGCGGAACATAAGGACTGGTATAAAGGTCATAGCCCAGGAGCTTGTCCGGCTCACCTGCCTGAAGGGAAGGCTGCCAGAGGTAAACGCCGTTGCCGTCCTTAAGCTTCCTGATTGCAGAGATAGTCGCATCATTCGCAAGGAACTTCGCGTTTCTGCGGTAAGGACTCTTAAGCGAATAGACAAGGCTGATCAGCTCATCCGCAGTCACAGCGGTAGAACCTGCAGCAGTCACGCCGACCTCGCCGCCGTTCGCGGTAAAGATACCTGTAGGCTGTCCGGTTCCGGTACCCACGCAGAACGCCTCTTCCTCCGCGATACCAAAAGCCCTTGCGAACTCAGCCGCAATGTAGCTTTCCAGATCGAACATGGAATCCTGAAGAAGCTCAATGGAAACCTTCACAAGATCCGTAAGCTTAAACGCATCAATGGTCTTCTGGTCGAAAGAAGGATCGCTCTCGGTATAAGCGCCATTCTCAGCCGTCCACTTAGCCTCGGAGTGGGTAGCCGCAACCGGGATCTTTCTTTCAGCACTTGTGGTAATGACCTTCGCAAGGCCTCTCACCACGTTCGCCTCATCCAGCCCCATCACGATCTGTCTCTCAAACTCTTCCGGCACAAGGTAGCCGCCGTCCGCCTGCACGCCCTCGGAAAGAACGTTATGCACAAGCCTCTTTCCACGGAGATGAGCGCCGAAATCTTCCTTGTAGGCATTGGAAGCACGCCCGGTCTTCTCATCCGGCTTCTGCATCGCAGGTCTTCCGGTAAGAGGCATATTCACAGGCTTATTGAACTCAGCCTCCCTTGCCTCGGCTCTCTGCTGACGGTCGATAGCCGCAATCAGATCCTCGATCTCCTGCTCCATACGGCTGTAAGTCGCGTTATCCTCCGCAGACAGAACGCCGTTTTCATTCTCGTGGGTATCCACAAAGTTCTTCGCGGTCTCCCACACCTTCGCTCTCTTCTCGATCATTTCTTTGATAGTCATAGGTTTTATCCTCCCTTAAATGAATCTCTTGATAAAATTCAAGCGTTCCCTGATCTCATCGCAGGAACGCCCGTTATCAGTTAC